ACGTTTTTGTTTCCATCAACGATGTTTGCAATAGCTTTTTCAAGCTTGTCTTGTTCTTCAGCAGCTTCTCTGAAACCGCCTTCGATCTGGTAGTCAATGACTACGATTCCTCGTGCTTTAATTGTACCATTCCTTTTACTTTAGCGTCTGTACTGGTGGCTTAGACGGGTGGCTTGATAACGCAGGGTTCCTCTGCGTAGTGATTTGCAGCTATAAGGAAAAGATTGGTGGACCGCTAGGGGGATTCTGCAAGTCACTGTTCTTTCTAATCCAGTAAATTGCTACTCCTGAATTAATAGCCCGACGTTTTGCCAGACATTTAGATATTCTGCGATTTACTCTAGCACCATTACCCCCACAAAGAATAAAGGCCCACGTAAATACGCTATTTACCGTAGTAAATTCTTTATCTGTTCTGTAGTGAGCCATTTAAGGTCTTTCTTGGTTAAGCGAATACAATCTATTTGAGCATATTTACTGGTCATCATTATTGCTTTAGCACTTGCGTCATTGTCAAGAACTAATGTTACTTTTTCGTAAGAACTAAGTGCTTTTCTAATGGGCCTAGTTAAGTCTGTACCTAATAAAGATAAACCTACATACCCATTTAATTGTGATACAGCACAAGCAGAAGGGACATCTTCTACAAGAACTGCGTGTGTTCCATTGCCTACAGCTATACCACCTTCTACTGTGCCATACGTCCACCACTTGGCTTTAGCAGGGCGCAGGGAACGTCCTACAGCCCCTGTATGATCTGAATTGTAGAACAGAACACGGTCTTCTGCAGGGGCATAAGTTATTTTTATATACCCTTTCTCATAAGCTATCCATGAATTCACGGATTTGAGGAAATCAACTGCAGGCTTGTGGTTTTCAACCTTGGTTGTGATTTGGGGTATTGGATAAGACTGAGCCTTTTTCCTTTTAATTGCATTATTAGCAATAAACGCTTTTGCTGCTTCGATGCTGCGTTTGCCATTGTAGGCACCTCTTACATTGCAACTAGCTTTGTAACAGTTCCAGATTAACTTTCCGTCATATCTGTCTATGGTGAACTTCTTCTTTCCACCACAGAATGGACAGTCGATAGTTTTCCTATCGCCTTCAGCTATCTTTATATTCTTGATGAATTCTAATTGTTCCCTATAGCTGTACATCATCCACACTATTTAGCTAATGGTTTATATATTGCCCCTGTCGGGACAATCCGAAGGATATCGTGAAAATAAAATCTGTCAACACTTAGTTAAGGGTTGGAAGTTATGGGCCTAACAAATAAAGTGACCCATAACCTATTGATTTCATTAGAGTAGCCCAGACCCTGAAGGTCGTAGGTTCAAATCCTACTCCCGCAACCAAACTACTGATTTTAAACAGTAATTCTGTTCGATTTTATTTTTTTCGAGAAAATTCTTCATTTCTTGTTCTTTTCTTCCCTTTCTTTAGCCCTTTGGCGTTCTTCTTCATCCATTTCACGGATATCTTTTTCATATTTGATATGATCATCGATGAAATCATAGATCACCTGCATATCTAACTTTGCCGCTGCACAGTGCAGAACTAATTTCAAACCTTCTTCTGCTAATAGCCCTCTAGCGTGTGCATCCATATGGAAATGATAAGTAGCGGAACCGTCTTCATGTTCCTTTACCTGTTCTACACCTATTATTCCTGCTTCTGTATTCATTCTGCATACATCCTTAGTGCTTCCCAAGACACGGGGAATAGTTCAGTCATCTTGTCATCAATCTGATTGGCGACTAGCCGACTTTCATACTGCGTGTCAGGCTTACAACGAAGCGCACACATGTCTGCAAATGCATCTAGGCTACCAGACCAGTACCACTCAGTCATCATAGACTGTGGCAGCACCATACGGGCTTGTTCAGGGCAGACACCCGCATCCAATAAAGATTGGTACAGTTCACCTTGCAGCTTCGTATAATGTGTTAGAGTTTCACCTACGAGAAAATTAGGATTACGTTTATCAAAACAATTATACAGTTCGACAACGCCATTTGATCCTTGCTTCTTATCTTCAGCACGTCCACGCCAAACATCAGGCATATAGAACTCTGGCTCTTCATCCACGTAGCGGCGGCTGATCTCATTCCAACGTAGGAACTTATGCTTCACTAACTGACGTGCCACGAACACAGGGGCTTTAACATGGAAGGACGCAAAGCAATGCCCGAAGGGGCTAATGTGCTTGTGCTTGGCTAGATACTTGATCAGCTTTTCGTCCTGATGCTTCATGGCGTACTTGCCCTTCTGCATATCTATGCACTCTAACTGTGACACTTTGTTAAAGCTAACACGGGCTGCGTTCACAACAGTCAGATCATCACCACCGTGATAGAGATACTTCACTTCAATCATTGTGCGGCACCTCTAATCCGAACTCATCAATGTCTAAATCAAGTTCATCATTAAAAAATGCACCATTGTTTTTCTGATACTCAGCGAAGTCTCCATCCGTGAATAGATTATCGTTTACATGTTGATAGACAGTTTTATAATTCAAGGCGTAGTGACGGGCGGCTTGTGAGATAGAGATAAAGTCTTTCCCGAACAGGCGGCAAGGTCGTCCAATCTTCTTGCGGAAGGTTCGTTGCGGTTGCTGATACTTATACACTAGCGTTGTCCTTTCATTCGCTTCAATCCACATGTGCAGCACAACCACATGCGCTGCCAAAATACGTGTGCTACGTCTTCACAATCCTTGCAGGTCTTCAAAACTCTGGTTCCCCGTTTTCATCAAAGTTTGGGGTACGAAAGTTGAACTCACGTTTGGGTTCCTCAACAGGATTGTCCAACTCTTCAAGTTGCTGAGATAACAGGCCCATGTCCTGTAAATGCATCTCTATGCTAATGGGTATTTCTGCGTTCATCTGCTTTCCTCAATTCCACTCTCATGTCTTTAAAAAAGTCCAACATGCGTTCGATCAGCATCGATGCCTGTGGACGGTTAATGCCCAACTGATTGCACAGTTCTTTTTCTAGGGCCTTCCGAGATTCAGTTACGTCACTACTCATTGAAACCTCTTGTTAATGCCTGCAGCCGCAAGCTTTTTGGTGGGGCGCACATAGATGGAAAGAACGTCACGGCTTTGGTGTCCTGTAACACTGCGCAATTCGTCTTCCGTACAGCCTGCTTCAGCCATTTCTGTGGCCCCTGTGCGTCTAAGGTCACGTAGCTGTAGTTCTGCAGGCAGATTTGCTTCCCGACGTACACGGGCCGCAATCTTGTTGTAGCGTCGTCTGTCGTATGGACGCTTGGTGTCTTCGGCAGTCACAATGAAGCCTTCACCACCGTCTTTCAGACGTTCTACCAATCTTGGGGATGCAGGGATTTCAACAGGGGTGTTGGTTTTTTCCTGCTTAAAACTAAAGACACCATCTTGGTAACACTCCCACGTCAATTGACGCATATCACCAGGACGTTGGCATAGGTCATAGCATAGCAAGGCTAGTGTCCCGATAGAGGGCCAACCCAGAAAGTCTGCAGCCGCAATGAAATCCTTAACGTGTTGTGGTTCCCATAGAACCTCACGGTCTGGAAGCTTCTGTAGCCCCATCTTCTCAAAGGGGTTCAGTTGCACACTACCCAGACGCTTACCTACAAACCATATACGACGCAGTACCTTACACGTATGGTTTGCACGGTGCATACTCACTTGGTCACACAATTGAGAATAAATAGCCTCTGCGTGACGTACCTTAACATTGGCAGCAAGCATGTCCTTGAACAGGACGTTAGAGCCACCAATCCGCATGACCATGATCCCTTGGATCAATTGGTTGTAGGTACGCTTGGTGTTATCAGAAAGCTTGTTCCATGCGTTGGTAGACTTGTAGGCAGTGACTAAACCACTAACAGAGTGTTCATCTATGTACATCTGACGCTTCTGTGTGCGTTTGTAGTGGTCATAGGCATCTGCAATAGCTTCTGCATACCGCTTGGCATCATTCTGGTTAGAGAATGTCTCAAAAGGCATCCCAACAGCCTTCTGGATGTCATCAGGGGGCGATACATCCCACCGTACACCGTGTCTCTTGGTTACCCGTCTTCTTAAATACTTAACATTACTCATCTCACACTCCATAAGGTTATGGGCCTGAGATAGACGTTAACTAATGGTCATAAGTAATGTCAATACAAAATCTATCCCTTGATATAATTAATGGCTTGTACTAATATTGTCTCATGTAGGCCCACCTCCCTGTCCTACATTGCCTCATCCACTGGCCCCCGTTGCATGCTCCTCGCTTCGGGGGCTTTTTTTATGTCTGGAAAAGAAAAAGGCCCCGAAGGGCCTAAAGAATTACTCGCACGTCAGATGTAATTATACCTGTACAACAGCAACATCTATGTAGTCGTCATACTCCTCTGCATCCCCTAATGGTGTTGCCACCACTACCTTACCAACGCAAGTGACCCGATAAGATTTGCCCCTATCTTCGGCATTCTCAGCGGCATCTAAAAGGGCTTCACCCACTTCCCTAGCCTGTTCTGGTGTTAGTAACATTCATGCCCCTTTCTATTTCCAAAGCATTGTAAAAGTAAAATCGTTCAAGAAATACTCGCACGTCAATTTGCATATGACCTACATAGAAAGAGAGTCGCAGTATGATACGCATCGTGTTTGTGGAATGTAAAAGATCACAAATAAAAAATCAGATCAAGCGAAAATTTCAGAAAAAATAATCAAACAAAAAAACCATTTGCAAAGGGCTGCAAGGTTTGCAATTCTATGTTTGCCCCGTTGGATATGACCAATCCGAAAACAGGCGGGGCGCAAATCTAAACTTGAAAAGGAAACTGACCAAATGAAACTATTGGACACAAACGCAAGTAATACCAAAATTGCAAAATCACAAAAGGAAAGCGGGTTTCGCATTGCATCGCTTTCGCTTTATCCCGATGACCTAATTTGCCCCGCCGCATTGTTGGCTAATTGCAAAGCCCCCTGTTTAGTTGAGGCGGGTTTTGGAAAATTTGACAATGTCAGACAAGGGCGCATTGCCAAAACGCAATTTTATCATAATGACCAAAACGCATTTATGGCACAATTGCGGCGGGAAATTTATAATTTCGTAAAGCTTTGCAACAAAACAGGCAAAAGCCCTGCTT